ACCGGAACATACTCGTCGCCCTCATTGGCCTTGAACTTCCAAAAGGGTTTGGAGATTGCATTCCCAAGTTGGGTTTTCTTTCCCTTGGCGTAATGGGCTTTATTTCCTTCGAACGAAACCGGCCCGAACGTCTCAAACCACTTACGGAGCGAGTTGGCTCGCGCCATGTCGGGCATCGCGTCCAGGAAACGGCGCAGCACTTGAATGTCGCCATAGGTGGCGACGTGCTGGAGAACCGAACACGCGATCTTGTGGGCTTCCTCTTGCAAGGCACGCCCATTGTTCGCGAACGCCTTGACGGCGCTGTCGATCTCTTTCGTCGTGTTGTAGAGTGCAAGCATGGTATTCTCCTCTGGATGGTGACCAGAGGAGCCGATCAGATTGTTTATTACCCTCGCGGGTATTTCTTTCGATGCATCAAGGGCTTGGCCCGCAGCTCCCATCGCACACTAGACCAGCCTAAGACACGCTCAAAAGGTTGCGCGGTCCCAGGGCAGGATGGTGCGATAGGCACGGTTTCCGAGCCTATGTTGCATAGTCACGCCGGGCGGGTTGCCAACCCGCTTCACGTGAAAACCCCGTTATAACGCCGCTGACTGTCACCTTCAGGTGCGTAGGGGTATCAGGGCGCGGTCTGACGGCCGCTGGCAGCATCTCATCCCGGTTCCACGCGGGGAGGCACGCTCATCCTGCCAAGTATCGCCTTGGTGCGGCACGCCCACGTAGGGCGCGGCTTGGGTTGATCGGCTTCTCTGGTCACCTCATCTGGTTGCTACACCATAGTATCGGGCGTTTAGTGGTACCCTACCGGGTAAGGACCATGGCCGGGGCTACCGGGGGGTAGGGGTTCGGGTATCCAGCTAATATGCGGAACAAAAAAGTAATCTGGGAGTTTACCCCCTAGGAGGTGGTTAAACCATGAAGACAATTCCAGACCCAGTTCCGAACGGCCACGGCACTTACATCCTCGTCCATAAGCCTACGAAGTCGATTTACATCGGCTCTACGACGGACTTGCGCGGTCGCTCCTATGAGTGGCGACACGATCTCAAGACCCCTCCCCTCTACTTTCCCCAGACAGACCGTGACGCTTGGGAGTTCAGGGTGGTAGAGGTGGTGCCCGGCATAGACTACAGTGCGGCCAAGAAAAAAGAAAAAGCTCTGGTGGAAACAGCCAAGCTTAAGGGGATGAACGTCCTCAACCTTCGCACCCCTTTCCCAAAGGATAGATACACCGTCGATGGCATAGACGGCTCTGCCACCTTTCATGCCACCCGCTTAGGCCACAGCCCCCAGAAGGTCCTCGACAAACTCAAGCGCGGCTACACCATCACACAGGCACTCAAACTAGAGGCCGCACCTTTCTTCGATCACCGTCAACATGCCATCAACCAGATGCCGATCAAGATTACCCAGGGGGGTAGACACATAACCTATAAAGAGGCCGCACCAGTCCTGGGGGTATCTCCTGACACTGTGCGTGAGAGGCTGAAAAAGTACTGTAGGCAAAACCCTACCTCCACTGAAGTCACCCTTGAGAATTTACTCCCGACTTGACCATACTACCCCCACTACATACGTATACTACTCCCACGGAGCCCCCGCCCATGAGCGAAACCACCCTGCAGACCGTCTTCGCTGCATCCATCCTCTGCGCCCTCAGTCTCATCGGAGGCATGCTCCTCGGCTACGACAACGGAGTTCTCGCGTGCTCAAAGTCCTCCTCATGTCCTCAGGTATCTACATCATGCACAACGGTGCCGTCCTTACCCACTACCCAGTTAGCGTCCCTCTCCTGTATGCCAACCGCTGCCAACTGGAGCGCGATGCTTCCGAACTCGTCCAGCTCATCATCAACAATACCCCTGCCTACGATGTGCCTGCCGCTCTCAAGGCGCACCACCTCGCCATGGACCCACCCTACGACTGGTGCGTCCCCCGCTACCGCCCCCGCCCCTCGCTCGTTGCCGACAACCCCCATCACTTCTACTGGCCCCCGGAGCCAGGATCGCCCATGATGGTCGCCATCCCCCGCCCGCCCAAGCGCCCTGCCTTCACCCGTACCCTCGCAGGTAAACCCCAGGCTTGATCCATGTTTGAAGCACTCCTCGTCACGCTCTCCATATACATCTACGACGGAGACAACCTACGCGTGCAGTCAACCACGCCCCGCCAGACCTACCGTCTGGTCGGACTCAACGCTCCTGAGATACGCGCCGCATGCCCCCAGGAGCGCGCCCTCGCCATCCGCGCCAGGGACCGCCTGCGCCAGCTCACCAAGCTCCCCACGGCTCACCTGCAGGAAGTCCTCTGCTACGGATCGAACTTCGGCCGCCGCTGTGCGGTTATCACTGTCAATGGAAAGAACGTAGCCGACACCCTCGTAGGCGAAGGACTTGCCGAGCCCTACTGGTGCGGCTCCAGCGGCTGCCCCAAGCGAAAGGACTGGTGCCGTGGATAAAAGCCTCCAAGCCGACCTCATCCTCTGTAGCATCGACGGCTGGGAGGGAGCTTGGGTTTGCAAAAATGCAAACTATACCGAGCGCCAGATGATCACCGCCATGGAGATGGCCGTCGGTGCCGTCTCCATCCGCCAGCACCATAACGAAGCGGCATACTATTTCGGTCAACGTGTAAAGCTTGCCGACGAGAAGCAGTGGGCGTTCCTGTGCGGACTTGTGTTATGTGAACAAGCTGAGAGGATCGCCCTTTAACAGCTAACAGAGGATCGGAGCACTAGCTCCGAGAAAAGATGGGGGAAAGATGATACCAGAAGACGAGATTGCTCACTCGCTGCGACAGAAGCTTGGCATCGTCACGCCGTACGAGCTGGCGCTGATGCTCGATGTCTCGCACCATACCATCGACTCGTGGCGCAAGAAGGGGCAGGGGCCTAGCTACTGCCGTCTCGGGCGGAACATCTACTACCGCCTTGACGACATCCAGGAGTGGATCAACCACAACCACATGCGCCCTAAGTTCGATGAAGAAGATGGGGAGACCGTCGATGAGCCCAGCCAGCCACCTCAAACCTGACGACCCCCCGTGGCTACACGAGGCTGCCAGACTCCTTGGCACTAAGGAGATAAAGGGTAACGGTCAGCACCCCGCTCTGCAGGGCATGGCCATCGCCCTCAAGCTGCTTAACTTTGAGGACGACCGCGACCCCTGGTGTACGATGTTCATAGCGCACTGTCTCAAAACAACCCTCCCCACGGAGCCACTGCCCAAGTACCTCATATGGAGCCGTGCCTACGCCAAGTGGGGCATCCCTCTGCAGGACCCCGTAAGGGGGTGCGTTGTCGTTACATGGAGGGGTAAGAATGTAGAACAGGACCTTGGGCATGCGTTCTTCTACCTGGAGGATGCCGGGGAGCGCTACCTCAAAGGCATCGGGGGCAACCAGTCAGACTCTGTAAGCGTCTCCCAGACCAACCGCCGCGACAGGGTGGTGGGCTACCGCTGGCCCACTACTTACCCCCTCCCGCCCGATGCCGTCATCGGGCATCGTCCTGAACCCACAGCTCTTGTTGTATAGCCCCCCTGCTTAGAGTAGTGTCCAAGCAGCCATAGGAGGACCATATGGACTGGCTTAGCAACTTGGTGGCGTCGGGCCTCCTCGCCGCCATCCTCGATGAGATCAAGAACGGGAAGGCAGACATGCAGAAGCGCTTGGACGAACTCAAGGAAGTACTGGGTGAGGTGAAGGGCAACACGGAGGCGGTTGTTGCCGCCATCGAGAACCTTGCCGCTCAGCTCGATGCAGCCAAGGATGACCCCGACGAGGTGGCCGCCCTCGCCGAAGAGCTGCGTGCCGTCAACGAGTCCCTGTCTGGGGCACGTGATCGGGCCAAGAAGTCGAAGTGAGTCAGAGCAAGTAATTAGAGGGGGCTTAAGCCCCCTCCCCCTACACTCTTACTCCTCTCGTGGGGCTGGTGCCCCACACCCACTAAGAAAGAGGTGACATCATGTTGCAACGTATCTCCGCCCCAAGGTTTGGCGCGCTCGTCGTGATCTTTGAGCCCAGCCAGAAGCAGGAGCAGCCCGAAGTCGTGTACGACACCTTCGAGCTTGGCCCCTACGAGTCCCGTGACATGCAGTTCCCCACTGCCACTGCCGCGTATCGGTTCGAAAACCTCATGAGCCGCGACGAGGCTGGTGAGCGCTTCGAGCGAGCCCCTGACCAGGAGCCGCGTGCCAGCACTCCTGACTTCTCCGAGGAGATCAACCGGGGCAAGGAAGCACAAAAAGAGTACGAGAAGAACCTGCCGAAAGAGGAGAAGAGCCTCATCGCCGGTCGGCGTGAGATCACCTTGGAGGAGCGCAAGCTGGAAGACGAGCGCATCGCCAAGGCTGAGAAGCGCCAAGCCGAGCACGACAAGAAACCTGCCGGCGTTGCACCTAAGAAGCTCGCTAAGAAAGCTGGCAAGGCCACCAAGGGCTCTGCCAACAAGAAGAAGCGCTACGGCGGGCGTCCCGCCTCCCCAGAGGAGAACGAGGCAGAGCAGATCAAGGCTGCCTCTAACCCCATGACCTCACCTGATCCCGAGATGCGTGGCACCACAGGCAAGAAGCCTGAGGAGCTGCGCGACGCTGCTGGTCGCAAGGCTGGCGACAAGTCCGAGGAGAGGGCACAGGAGGCCAAGCAGGAGAACAAGCCCAATGCCAAGGATGCCAAATAACAAGGACGGACACGTTCTTAACGCCACGTTGATGATCTACAATGCCGACACGTTTACCCCCGAGGGTAGGAAGGTGTTGGCGACGTGGCTGAGGCAGCAGGCAGCACACTTGGTTAAGCACGGGGCAGAATATGCCCCGCGCTACCGTGCTCGTCGCTGGAGCATCTCTGAAGGTGATCCTACCCCTGACAACGATGGGGGCGAACCTGCCCCCACTCCCCCTAAGTCCAGCCAGAAGCCGAAATCCGTGGCCTCTCGCGGCGCTCAACGCCGTTAACCACTACCGAGCCCCTCTGAAGGCGTGCAGAGATGTAGTCCTGCATGCCGTTCTGAAGGATCAAGCAGAAGTACTGCAGGCAGTCGGCTAGATCAGACCAGGGGTGGTTCTTTTGTGGTACTACGTTGAGCTGCCCGTCTCGCCGCCTTTGAAAGCGGTACTGTCCATTGAGAGCTTGGACGAGCTTCGGACAGTGATCTTCATCAATCAGAAGTGCAGCGCCCCCGTCGCGCTGTTCCTGCAGCATCTTCTCTACGGATCGAAGTCGCTTGTCGAGATCATTGGTTGGAGCCGGAAAAGCCTTAAACCCCTCGTCTTTCAAGAGATCGAAGGATGTCTCCTCAAAATGGTTCGAACGGGCACGACCAGCCGGATCACCCACTAGATATAATGAACGCCCTAAAAATCGTTCTGCTTGAAGTGCCGGCTTCAGCGCTGTCCGAACGTGAAGCTGAAGACCTGTATCCTCAGCTACTATCTCTTGCAGAACGAGCCCTCGTCCTTTGTGGTCAGCTTGACAGATCAGAGAGCACGGATTCCTACCGAAGTCTTGCAGCACGATTAGCGGGTGAGAATAGACAGGCTCTAGCGCAAATTTCCGACCTTGTACACGTTCTTCAGCTGAGAGCTTCACAGTATGGAAACCCCGCTTGAACGTATCTTTGAACACCGCCGATCCAGATGGGTCGATGCCATACTCGGCGTTGACATATCGCTTAACCCAGGCTGGCGACTGGTTCCGCGCAAGCCGTTCGTAGTAGACGCGCCCCCCTGGCAGGTTGTCGATGTTCTCAGCGTCGGGTTGGAGGCCGCCGGGTTGGATGAATATCTTCCAGTCCGGGGGGACTTCCACGTCCATCAGCTTGTGCCACGGGTCTCCCTCGTTGGGCATATTCGTGTCTGCGATAGCCCCGTGCCACGACGGCCATCGCCCTGGCGGCACGTGCGGCGGGCGCTGAGATGGAGTTGGATATCGCCCGCAGCGGCCGAGAAGTGGCGGTACGATCTCTGTCTTCATCTCAATCGCTTCAGACAGCCACGCGCCAGTCAGCTGCATGGACAAGAGCCTGCGCTGATCCTCAGGATCGTCCAGGGGGATGAGAAGCCACTCGGATCGTACGTCGCCGAAATGCACGTATACTGTCTGGTCGGAGACTTTGTAGCTCACAATCCCCCGCAGCCACTCCTCAATATCTTTCAGTACGGTATCCTTGAGCTGTTTCAGCGTCTGGCGGACGATGGCGAAACGGGTCCGACGAAGCCCATCTACGCCCCGTTCCTGCTCACACGCACGCCGCAGGAGTTCCATGATGCAGCCGGTGGTCTTCCCGGAGCCGACAGGGCCGGCTATGAGGCGGAAGAACGCCTCCGACTGCATGAATGAAGCGACGGTCTTCGGGGCATCGAACCTGATATCAACACTCATCTACCCTCGCCACGCCGGTAGGCGATCCTCTCCCTGCAGACCATGACGAACATTGAGCTATGGAACATTCGGCGTTCCGCCTTCCAGGATGGCGCAGGGTGCTCCACCTCCGTTGGTTTCTTGATAGAGGAAGGATCGCACGGCACAATCCTTGGCTTCCAGGAGCTTTCTGAGCGCAACGGTTCTCTCCGGGTTTGAAGGAAGGTTCATGACGATTTCTTGGGCCAGCTCGCAAAACGGCTTGGAGACTTCACGCAGCTCTTCTTTTAGGTGAGAATAGGTGAAGAACTGGAGCATGGGCTCAGGCATCAACTTCTCCTTCGATCATCTTACCAGCGGGGGTAACGTCTTGCAGAGCAACCTTTTTGTCACCCATGTTGATCGTGATGTTCACACGCTGTCCCGCCTCAGACGTGAGTTCCTTGTCTCCGATCTTTGCGACCCGACATATAGCTTTAAACATTTCCACGCGCGCGGAGGCGGGCTCGCCTTTATCCGACAGCATCTCCTGCGCCGTCAGCAGATTGAACTCTACCATAGCCTGCGCACGAAGCTCTGCCCGTTCCTTCGTCGTAAGAGCCGAGTTCCAGTGCTCGATACCCTCCTGCAGGAGTTGATTGAAGCGGGGGGATGACTGTAGACGCTCCCAGCCGTAGCTATCGACCTTGTAAGTCTGAAGGATTTCCTCTAGCGGATGGATGTCGAGAGCGATCTCTCGTGCCAGGATACGCATCCGGCGCTCGTCCATGACTTCCTTGTCCTGAGCCATAAGCGTTGTCATTTGAGGCAAACCCTGTATTCTTCCGGCCACATCGCTGCCGGCACACTACTGTAAGTGGGGATAAATGGCTACACCTGCACTACCGGTTGGAGGAGGGGCGCGCCCCGGCCCGCCGCTTCTGCGTGTCGTCACGCCCGAACAACTGGTGGAGCAGGACCGTCTCGCCACAGAGAAGGCTGGCGAGGCGTACAAGCAGCCTGAAGACGTGACCATGACCAACCTCGCTTCGTTCATCCGAACGGAGTGGGAGATGATGCGCAACCATCGCAACTCTGCGGTGGGGTGGAACGAGCGCCTATTGGCAGCCCAGCGGGTATTCAACGGTGACTACTCGGCTGAGAAGCTTGCAGAGATCAGGAAATTTGGGGGCTCCGAGGTTTACGCTCGTGTAGTCGCCCTTAAGTGTCGGGGAGCGACGGCCCTCTTGAGGGAGGTGTATCTTAAGGAACGCCCATGGGGTCTAGACCCGACCCCTGAACCCACGCTCCCCGACCCCATCATGGAGAGTGTGAGCGCCCTCGTGAATATGGAGGTGCAGCAACTTGCAGCTACTGGCCAACCCCTGGATATTAACGCTGTACGGGACCGGACTAACACTCTTATTGCTGCTGCCCGGCGAGCTGCGAAGAAACGAGCAAGAGAAGAAGCTAAAACAGCTGAGGAAAAGCTGGACGACCTACTGGTCGAAGGCGGCTTCTACTACGCCCTCACGGAGTTTCTTACGGACCTACCCCTCTTTCCTTACGCTGTAATGAAGGGGCCGGTCGTCCGGGTAGTGCCAGATGTGGTCTGGGAGGGCGG